TATTTAGAAAATGCACCGCAAAGCCAAGGCATTATGAGTCAGTTTATGGTTAATAGACCACAAGGACAGGCTCAAGCGTTTAGCAATCTAATGCCACAAATTAGCCCCAATGCGCCTACATCCGCTACGCCAATTAACTTACAGCAAGCAGGTCAAGATGTTATTCGTGGTGCTGAACGGGGAGTTACGCAAAAAGTAACACCTTTTTATCAGCAGGGTATGAACCAAATGAATGTCTTGGGTGCTGGTAAACCATTGCCTATATTGCCTAACGAGATTGGCGCATTAAAGCAAAATTCAGCAATTGATGACGCTATTAACCATGTAAGAAAAGATCCGTATTCAGGCGTTAAAGGTTTATCTGAAAATAACCCACAAGTATTGAATGCCGCCAAGATATACCTTGACGCTCAATATCGTAACTTTTCTAAAGCTGTATCATCAAGCGAGGACAAAGCTAAAGCCGCTAATGCTTTTGGTGCAAGCCGTGAACTAGACCAGTATTTATCGTCTAAATCACCGCTGTATGCACAAGGCAGTACCAATTACGAGGTAGCACAAAGAACTCAGATAACACCTTTAAAACAAGGGCCAGTAGGTCAAATTGCAGAAGGTGCTACGGGCGCAGATGTCTTGATGCCACAAAAACCCGTATCTTTGTACCCTGCCGACATCAAGCGCACGGCAGACCTGTTACGCAGAAAAGACCCTAACGCATTACCTGAGTGGACACGCCAAAACCTAGAAAGCATATTTAACGAAACCACCCAAAATGTAGGTGGCGTACAGAACCAGTTTGGTGGGCCTAAGTTTGCAAGTACCATTGCTGGTAACAAACAACAGCGTGACAACCTACGCACATTAGTAACAGAATCTAGCGGTATGCAAGCATGGCAGGGATTTGAACGGTTCTTAGATGTTATGCAAGCCCAAGGTCAGCGTATGCCAGCTAACTCAGCAACGGCATTTAACCAAATGACCTCAGAAGAATTAAAACGAGGAATGGCAAGTAAAGTAGCAACCCCGTTAAAACCATCTAATGTGGTTAATTTCTTAGAGGATATGCAATTATCTAGAAATGCTACTTTGTTGTCTAAAATGTTGGTTGACCCCGATTCTGTATCTAAATTGGAAGAACTTGCTAGAACTGGGCCAAAGTCTGCTAAAGCGCAAACATTGGTTAATTCAATAGTAGGCGGTTATATTGCACAAAAACCTGAAATAGTCGAGGAATCAAAATGAGTAGAAACGGATCGGGAGTCTATACACTCCCAGCGGGCAATCCAGTCGTAACTGGAACAGTTATATCGACCTCATGGGCTAATAACACCATGAACGATTTGGCTTCTGCTATGACCGATTCAGTAGCGGCAGATGGTCAAACCCCAATGACAGGGCCACTAAACCTTAACAGCAACAAGGTAACCAACCTAGCAAACGCTACCCTAACGGGTGATGCGGTTAACTTTGGGCAATTTAGTACCCCAACATTTACTGGTGCAGTTACCTGTAGTTCTACTCTATCGGTTGCTGGTGATACCACAATGGCGGGTAATTTAGCGGTCAATAGCACAGGTCAAATTAAGTTACCTAACGGCTCAACCGCCCAACGCTCTGCTACACCAGCGGTAGGTTCAATACGCTATAACACCACCCTACAGCAATTTGAGGGTTACTCGACTTATAGCGGGCAGACAATTAGTTCTATTACTCGTGTTACAACCACCGCTACCCTAACAACCGCATCGGCACATAACCTGACTACAGGCACATTTGTCACAGTTAGCGGTGCTGTTCCTGTTGAATATAACGGCACATTTAGCATTACTGTAGTTAATGCCACTAGCTTTACTTACACCATGCTTACTACCCCATCGGGTTCAGCATCAACTGTAGGCTCGTATTTAGTGGGAAAATGGTCACAAATTGGCGGTGGGGCAACAGGTAATGGCGGTGACCAAGTATTTGTGGAAAATAGCCAAGTCGTAACGGCTTCGTATCAAATTCCTACAGGAAAGAACGCATCGACTGTTTCACCCATTACAATCAATGGTGGCGTAGTAGTAACTGTTCCTAGCGGTAGTCGCTGGGTCGTTTTATAAGGAAAATATATGTCTATTGTCTTATTAGGCTCAACTAGCGGAAGCTGTACGCTACAGGAACAAGCGGTAGCAGGTACTACTGTATTGGACTTACCAGCCACTAGCGGAACTGTGCTTGTTGGATATTTAGCAGACTATTTAGTCGTTGCTGGTGGTGGTGGCGGTGGATTTGATGAAGCTGGTGGTGGCGGTGCGGGTGGATTGCTATCAGGCTCAACAACATTAATTACAGGAACAGCATACTCTATTACTGTAGGTTCAGGCGGTACTGGTTCATCATCAGGTCGTGGTGGGGCTGGCACAAGTTCATCATTTGCTACAGTTATTGCATCAGGTGGCGGTGGTGGCGGTGGTGGAGCTTCTGCTGGTAGCGAAAAAACTGGTGGTAGTGGTGGTTCAGGCGGTGGCGGTGGGCAAGAAAACTCTGCTGGTGGCTCAGGTACTAGCGGTCAAGGCTTTGCTGGTGGTGCTGGAAATTATGGTGGGCCAGCCTATCCGGGCGGTGGTGGGGGTGGTGCAGGAAGTGTTGGAGCAGATGCTACTGGCTCAACTGCTGGAAATGGCGGTTCTGCTGTTACTAGTTCAATTACTGGTTCTGCTGTAGGTTATGCAGGGGGTGGCGGTGGTGCTGGTCGAGGTTCAGGCGGTACTGCTGGAACTGGTGGCGGTAATGGAAATGCAAACGCTAACGGCTCAAACGCACCTGTAAATCGTGGTGGCGGTGGTGGTGGATCAGGCGTAGATGGTGGTGGAACTGGTGGAAATGGTGGTTCAGGTATTGTTATTCTTTCTATTCCTACGGCTCGTTATTCAGGAACAACTACTGGTTCTCCAACTGTAACAACAAGCGGTTCTAATACTATTCTTCAATTTACTTCTTCAGGGAGTTACACAGCATGAGCCATTTTGCTAAAGTTTTGAACGGCAAAGTCGTTCAATTAATTGTTGCCGAACCTGAATTTTTTCAAACTTTTGTAGATTCTTCAGCAGGAGAATGGATTCAGACTTCCTACAATACGCATGGAAACCAACATAAGTTAGGCGGCACACCTTTGCGTGGTAACTTTGCTGGCATTGGTTATGTTTACGACAAAACAAACGATGTATTTTACGAACCACAACCTTATGCTTCATGGACATTAAATCAATCTACTTGGATTTGGGAAGCCCCAGCACCACACCCACAAGACGGTAAAAAATATAGCTGGGATGAATCTACAACAAGCTGGAAGGAGATTGAATAATGGCTGTCACATTAAACGCATCTACATCTAGCGGTTTAGTACAAACTGCTGATACAAGCGGAAATATTGAACTACAAAGTAATGGAACTACTAAAGCAACTGTTAGCTCTAGCGGTTTAGCAATTGGTCAATACAACCCATCTACATCCCTTGTTACTAGCGGTACTGCCGTAGCTACTACAAGCGGAACAAGCATTGACTTTACAAGTATTCCTAGCTGGGTCAAGCGTATTACTGTAGTTCTAAAAGGTGTTAGCACTAACAGTACAAGTAATTTATTGATACAAATAGGCTCAGGTTCAATAACATCTAGTGGCTATCTTTCAGTTGCAACTTATTTAACAACAAGTGGAAATGCAGCTACTTCAACTGCTGGTTTTATTTTGCAGGCTTACAACTCTACAGGGGTATTAAGCAGTGGAAATATTACATTGTCTTTGATTTCAAGCAATACATGGGTTGCATCAGGTGTTATTTCGCTTTACGAATTTCTTGGAACTCAGATGAGTGCTGGTAATAGTTCTGCCTTAGGTGGTGCATTAGACCGCATCCGCATCACCACAGTAAACGGCACAGATACATTTGATGCTGGCTCAATCAACATTCTTTACGAGTAAACCATGAACAGAATAGAAATTGATGTGATTACTGGTGAGCGTAAGGTTATTGAATTAACTGCGGAAGAAATTGCACAAGCCCAAACACAATATACTGAATGGCTTGCTAATCAACCAACCAAAGAAGAACAGATTGCTAAACTGCAAGAACAGATTGACGCTATAAAAGGAGTCGCATAATGCCATTAACTATATCGGGCGATACACCAAACTTTAGTGCCGCAACAATTACTACTGGCACAATTACTACAGCAACAATTCCAACCGCTACAGTAACTACTTTAAACACCCCTACAGGAGTTCTTGCAACACAGAACGGCATGACTGGTATTGCTAAAGCATGGGTAAACTTTGCAGGTGCAAGTGGAACAGTTAATGGTTCGTTTAATGTTAGTTCTGTAACTCGGTCAAATACAGGTCGATACACTATAAATTTTACTACTGCTATGCCTAATACTAATTATGTTGCGACTATTGCTCAACAATATTCTTCAACTGCTATTATGGGTCAAATGCAAATATTTACAACTGGATTAACTACATCTGTATTACCAGTTGAATTTACTAACTCTGCAAATAATGCATACACCGACCCTGTTGCGGCTCATGTAGCAGTTTTTAGTTCATAAGGATAAATCATGTCACAAGTAATTATTTACACAAACGACAATGGCGGTGTATCTGTCTGCGTTCCTACTGGCGAATTGCCTATTGAACAAGTATTAGCAAAAGACTGCCCTGAAGGTGCAATTATTGTTGATAGCGATACATTGCCTAACAACGATTTTTTTAATGCATGGGAACTTAATGACACAACTGTAACAGTCAATTTTGACAAAGCCAAAGCTATCACTAAAGACCGCCTAAGAGCAGAACGCACTCCGCTATTACAAGCACAAGATGTAGCGTTTCAACGAGCATTAGAAAGCGGTGCTGATACTTCTGCGATTGTGGCTGAAAAGCAAAGACTACGGGATGTAACCCAATTAGCTGATTCCGCTACTACTTTAGATGAACTTAAAGCCATTACGGTATGAACATGAGTTTTGAGATTGATCCCGTTAAATACGGTGTCCTTTGGCAGAAGGTAGAGAACTATGAAGCCAAGTTCGATGAAATGTCTAAAAAGATCGACAAGATGGAAGCTTCTGTTGAAGAACTGGTCGCAATGGCTAATCGTTCTAGGGGCGGTTTTTGGGTCGGTATGGGGTTTGTATCAGCTTTTAGTTCACTCGTGGGTTTTATTGCACATTGGCTTGGTAACAGGTAGGTTATCAATGTGTCGGATGGTTTACTAGAAGGTGCAAAGTCCCTCAGTAGTTCCCTAAACGCAAGTCGGGATGTTAGTAAAGAACTATCTAAAAGTATTGCGGATGTTCAAAAAGAAGCTTCCGATGTAGCGCAACAGCGTAACCTTGACAGGCGCAGGGAACTTAGAGAGAACGAGGTACGCAAGGAACTATTCCTCAAACGAGTCCTAATTCAGTGGGAGCATGAGGAGCAGGTCAGGCGGGAAGAAGCAAAGATACGGGCAGACTTTTTAAAGAAGTACGGTAAACGCTGGGCTGAAGTCGAAGCACTAAAAGCCAAGTTAGAAAAGCAGGACAAAGAGTTTCAAAAGGCATTTGATAAAGACCTAAATCGTGCAAGAGTAGCGCAATTTTGGTGTTTTGTAGTAGCTGGATATATCGCTTATTTTTTAGTGTGGGGGTCTAAATAATGGATGCACTACTTGGAATCTTAAAAGGCGTTGCGCCAGTTCTAGCAACAGCGGTGGCAGGGCCAGCAGGGGGTGCGGCAGTAGGCTGGATTGCCTCAAAGCTAGGCATCCCTGACGATACGATAGAAGGGGTCACCAAAGCCCTTACAGGCAATCCTGAGATGGCTATGAAGCTTAAGGAACTTGACCTTGAGTACGCTAAATTAGACGCACAAGATCGTGATTCTGCCCGCCAAGCATACGCCCAAGTCGCTACCTCAGAGTACGCTACAAAGCTAGAAAAAGCCGTAGTACCCGTTCTAGCCCTAGGCGTGGTAGGTCTAGCGTTTATGCTTATTGGTATCTTGATGTTTGTAGATACCCCCAACGACCAACAACAATTAGTCATCTTTGCCTTAGGGTTTATAACGAGTGCCGCAGGGCAGGTCTTATCGTTCTACTTTGGTTCTAGTCAGGGTTCTAAAGACAAGACCGAAGAAATGAAAGGGATGCTCAAAAAATGAATCTATCCGAACACTTTACCCTAGACGAACTGACCCACACAGACCACAGGCAGTTTGACAATACGCCCAATGCCTCAGAGATGGCTAACCTTGTGCGCCTAGCATCATTCCTTGAGGAAGTTAAGTCTGTTTTAAATAATAAGCCCGTGATGGTTAACTCAGCTTTTCGTTGCAAAGAAGTCAATGACGCTGTAGGATCAAAGGACACTAGCCAGCATCGGATTGGATGTGCCGCAGATATTCGAGTACCAAGCATGACCCCCGATGAAGTAGTTAAGGCGGTGATTGCATCGGGGATTGGATATGACCAAATTATTCGAGAATTTGACCGTTGGACACATATTAGTATTCCTAGTGTTGCTGGGGATAATCCTCGCAAGCAAGCACTAATTATTGACCGTACAGGTACAAGACCGTACTAAAACAGTTCGGTCAGGTCTACGATTTTCCACAAGTCCTTGGGGACATCGTAAAAGTATTCATCTTTAGCGACTGCCCTGTTCGGTACTTCAATTAGCGGGCATTCCTTGATCTTATTTGCCCTGATCCAGTAGGCGTGGGTCAACGGACGGTTTACTACATACATCGTGGTTCTAGGATGGGTAAACAGCTTCTCCTTCCTTTGGGCAATGTGTATCGTGTTAAACGGGCAAAACTCCCAATCCCTGACCTCTACCTCAGCGTACCCGATATTCTCACCCTTACGGCTTAATACGAGGTCTACAGCGTACTTATCAGGGTTCGGGGTAGCCTCTATATACCAAAGGTTTTTAAGCCACCTAGCGACCGCTTCACGGGCGGGTGGATCGCACTCATCGTGAAGGCGTTGGTCAAAAGGCTTGTACTTCACTCTTGTGCCTTTCTTAATATTGCTCTAGCAAATTCAATCCAGCCTTCATTAGAATCAATATGGTTTACAACTGCATTACCTACTGCAATTATTTCCTCATCTGTTAGTTCTTTTACTGGATGGGTATAGAGTGGAATCAAGTCTTTAAATCCCATTTCCTCAAAGTAATCTTTACTTCTTGACACATCACCGCCTTGACTCATCCACGCTACTGGTTCATTGTTCATAGTACATAACCGTGCATCAGGTAGTTAGTCCCGAAAAACACTACACAAAACAGGATTGCCGCCAAACCACCCAAGAGGAACATACGGATAGACTCGATACGCTCCTTCTTCTTTTCTGAGGCTCTTAAAGCGTTGTACGCCTCTAGGTCACCCCAACCCTTATCGATCATGCGCTGACGGTCATTAAACTTGCGCTGGGCTTCATAAAAGCGTTCTGCATCTCGTTCGCTTTGTAACATGATGACTCCTTATTGAAAGATACGATAACGGGGGTTGCAGGTCACTTCTACGGGTACATCGGTGGTAACCCCGTTGATCCTGCGCTTGGCGGTAATGACTACGGGGCGTGTGCCAGCATCCTCACACTCATTGATGCCTAGGATAACCTGCGCCCGTGTCATGTGATACGCCTGTTTGTCGGTTTCTAAGGTGACATTAGGCGGTTCAAACGAACTACAGGCGGTAAGACTTAGCGTACTTAGCAACAAAACATACTTCATAAAAACCTTTCTGCCCCCGAAGGGGCGTTGATTAACGGGCTGTGACTTTAACTGTATAAACAGCAATGGCTGGCTTTTTATACTTAGCTAAAACTTCTTCTGTAA